GGTGCAATTTGACAAATTGCCGCTGGTTGGTGTGCCTAGCACCGGTGTGGTCAGCACCATCGAGGTGCTGGTGCAATTTGACAAATTGCCGCTGTTTGGTGTGCCTAGCACCGGCGTAACAAACGTCGGGCTAGTAAACAAAAGCGTAACCGACAGTTGTTTAGTCGTGTTGGTCGTTGCCTGAACAATCGGCAACACATCCGCGCCAGCTTGCGAAGCGGCAACGGGGAGAGAAGAAATTGCGATATTAGCCATGTTAGTAATTCCCACTGTAGATATTGAACCGCTGGCGGGTTGCCACGATGCTATACGGCAGGCTCATTACGTCGTCGGGGTTGTTGATTCGCTTGATGTTGCGCTTGCTGGACATGGCAATCCGCTGCACCTGGGGCGGCGGCTCTACGCCAAACTCAGCAGCAATCTCAGACGCTAGATTGAATCGAAACGCACGAAGGTAACCCGGCGGCACAACCAACGTGGTCGCCAATGTAGCCGGTTCTGTTAGCTCGTTTACGCTAATGATGTGCCATTGCAGCGCCGTAGTTGGCACCGGATAAACCGTCATTTCTATATCCGGCATTTTCATGTCTACAAACATGACCTGCGGATAGGTGCTAGTGTTTGTTTTTACCGCAATGCCGTTGTACTGTTGCTGGTTTATCAGTTTGATGCCAAAGCTGATACTGTTGCTGGTGTCAACAAAGTACGTTGAGTCATCCACCAGCACGGGTCGGTTGCCGACAAAATTACCTGTTGGCCCGAGCGTTCGCGTTGCGGTATTGGCCGGCCAGGTGAACACTTGGTCTTGCGTAGAGAACACGGACAGGCGTTCAGCCGACCAGCTATCCAGCATCTGGTTCAGCGCGGTCAGCGCATCGGCTGAAGTTGCTGCTGATGGCGTTTCCCCCTCGGCCAATTGACCGATCAGGCGCAACGCTCCGTTGATCTGGTCGCCAGCGGTAGTTGTCATGCTTCAATTTCCTTGCGCGGGCGCCCGCGAGGTTTAGCCAGTTCGGGTTCGTTGGGTGTCAGCAACGCACCTGCGTCATAGCGTTCCCAACCGTTCTTGGTATCGGCCTCTGCTTCAGCTTCTGCAATAGCGACCTTGGTGCCGTGAACTGGGTGCCGCATGTAGATGACCATATGCTTCTCCAAATCCCGCCCCCTATTGCTAAGGGGCGGGTGTTACTTAGGCTACCCGATATACTGAATACGCAGCGGTGCCGGTCTTGCGAAACAGGAACTCTGCGGCTCCACCAACCCCCGCCGCGCTGCCCGTAATAGCCACAACGAGGTTGCCAACAGCAGTAATGCCGGTGCCAACAACCACCGTAATAAGGCCGGTACTAGTGCCAATATTGATTAGTCGCAGCGAAAACGTGCTGTTGGTTTTCATGTTGGTCATTGTTGCGTCGATCAAAGTCGCCGTAGGCAAAGTGTAGGACGCCGCCGTAGTAGACGGGTTACCTACCAAAATACCTCCGGTGATTTGAGCAACAGACAGCGTTGCAGTTGCAGTTGCCGTTTGCACATCTGCTTGTACACCGATTGTTTGTTCGCTTAGATTGCCATCAGTGTTCTGATAGCCGCCACCAACAGATGCAAGAGCCATGATTGAATCTCCTAAAATGTTTAATTTGCTCCTGAGGGAGCGGTTTGGTTAGCCCCAGACCCGGCAAGCCATTGGTGCGCGAATGGTGTTGAAACCATACAGCACATCGACACGGCAAGGCATACGGTCGTTGTTAATATCGTACTGACGCACGATACGCATCGAGATCCCGTTATGCACTTGACGCGAAGCCATATCAACACCTTGCGGGAGCAAAAGATCAGCCGTAGCCAGCGTGATTGCATCCTTGTGATAGACCAAGTTTTGCGGGTACACGGTGGACGCGGTTCCAACAAACGTAATAACTGCCGCAGACACCGGGAACGCATCCACCGTGGCCAGCGCATTGGCTGCGGTGTACATCGCAGGCTGAAACGCAATGGTCGCCGAGGTGCTGGTCAGGGTCTGGTCAGCAGTCACCACAAACTGTTGCAGGCTACCAGTGCTAAGCCGGGTTTGCGGATTAACCGCATAGACTGCCGCAATGGTAAACACATCGCCTTGCTTGAGCGACTTGGTGCCGCTGGTGTAAGTAATATCCAGCGTTGTCGCGCCCTGCGTTGCCGGAACCGTTGACGCGCAGATCGGCGCGGCGGGGAAATTGCCCGTGGTGTGGTTGACAATCGACTGCGACATGTTCATTTCGTCGTAGCCAAGAACACCCTCGCCCATCATGCCGGTCTTGAACTGGCGGGAAATCGTGCCTGCCGGGTTGAAGAAACCACTCAAGCCGTTTACCAAGCCAGCGTTAGCGGCGGGGTTCACGGTTGCGTAGCGCGGCGACATAGGCGTAGCCGTTTCGTTCAGCTTCTGTTGCGCTTGCAGCAGAACCAGAGCGGTGGCCGGCGTGGTGCCGGGAGTGCCTACGGTGTTGAAAATAGACTTGTAGGCATTGGCAACGTCAGCATCAACACTGGCCGCCAATTGGCTGATACGCGGCTTGAGAACACGTTCCGCGAAGTCGTCCAACTGCATGGTCAGCTCGGCGGAAGTGAAGTTGATGCCGATGTGCTTCTGGCTAGAAACCGTCAGCGTGGTGAACTGCTCGTTGTCGTCCTGAACTTGCAGGGCGGCACCGTCAGTCACCAGAGCGCGATCCGGCAGACGAATCCGCAGGGTCGAGCCGATCTTGGCACCTTCGACGGCGAAGCTGTCGTCGTACTCTTTGTTGACGTTGCGGGAGATTACCAGATTGTTCTCAAGAATTTCGAGACACTTCCGGGTAATCATATCAATGGTAAGTAGGCTATTAGCCATGAAAAACTCCTAAAAGTAGTTAGCGGTTCCTTGCTTCCTGCTTTTTCACTTGTCTGGCTCTTTCGGCATCAATCCACTGGCTTGTGGTCATGGTTTTAATTGACCTTGGGTCTGTGGTATCAAAACTGCCGGAGTGACCTCCGCGAGCGGTGACGGGTGAAATCGGCGCAGGTGCGCTGGATGTACGTTTTGTTGCGGGTTCGGAAGCAACCTTCGCCTCCAATCGTCCTATTTCTTTAGCCTGCAAGATCGGCGTGAGTCGGGCAATGCGGTCAGCTTCCTTTGGATTTGTGCCAAGATAATATGCAATATCTGGGCCATTATCCGCAGCCTGAATTGTTTGGGCCATTACGTCGGTAATCGGCAGCTTGGGGTTGTACGCGACTTGTTCAAAGTCCTCGTACCGGCCTCGCGCATCCTCTTCCTTCTCGTGGTAGTTCCCCAACAATTCCTGTTGCTGTTTCGCAAACTGTTGCTGCTGGACAATTTGCTGCGCCTTTGAAGTCGTCAATGCATCGACGTACTCCTCAGTCGTCGTAAACTGTTCCGGCGTAACATGCTCTACAGGGACGGGCTTTGGTGCTTCGGCCTGCCTTGCTTCGCGCTCCCACTTCCTCTGCTCTCTTGCAAGCCTCTTCCCGATAGCCGCGTCCAATTCCTCTTGCGAGAAACTTTTCGGTGACTCCGGTTGTGCTTCTACCGGCGCTGCAATCTCAGGCTCAGGCGTCGCCGTGACGACCTGTTCCGGCGCGGTTGCTTCCGCTATTACTTCTTCAGACATGGCTTGATTCCTTAGAATCCCTGGCGTACCTCGCCAGTGAGGTTAAATTTAGGCTGTCAGCGCTGCAACTTTTGCTTGGAATGCAACAATACGGGCTTCAAGCGTTTTTGTATTTGACGCTAGGGTCGCTTCAGCGATGCCCAGCTTAGTCTCGCGGGCGCTGGCCGAACTCTCACGCGCAGCCAGAGATTGATCCGTCAGGTTTTGGGCGGCAACCCGGCGCTCACTGGAGCCGTCAAACGCAGCCTCGCGGGCATTCAGCGCTGCTTCGCGGGCATCTACGGCGCAACGAACAACCTCCGTTGCTGCCGAAATAACTTGCGCGGCGACCAACATACCGGCGGCGTCTGCTTTGGCAGTTTCCAGCGCTATGGTGGCTTGCACTTTCAGGGCGTTGGTGTCGTCCACCGCACTCATGGCGCCCTGACGAGCGGCTAGTTCATCCCGCAACGCAGCCATTGAAGCCAAATTTTTTGGCAACTGTTTGGTGAAATAATCAACATAGTCCATCGGGGGTGTCTCGTCGGATATATTTGGCATGATTAAGCGTAATATGAAATGTTAAGTTTTGCGCTAGCTGTTTGTTCGATAAACTGAATATTAGACAGGTCGCCATCATATTGCAGAGTTACACCAACTGCCAGAGGCATACCAACACCGGCAGTAGGGGCAGTATCATCCCGCCAACGCACGGCCTGACTTTCAGGGGTAATAATGGCTATGGTTGGCCTGCAACTAAGCCCATTAAGATCAACTTTAGGCACCGTCAGAGATTGCGCCGTGCTTAACGACGTAATTTGCTGGTAGCCCAATCGGGTAGTAACGGCTTTTAATGTGAGCGCCACTTAAATTCTCCTTCGATCAGTAAACGTGCGTATCGTAACCAAAAGTTGTTGCACAACCTGTACGACGGCACCAAAAAAGTTACCCGCAAAAAAAGTACCGCCAAAAAAGTTACTCATTGTATTTCCATTTACACCGTTACTGCCTCGATTCGTTAAGAATCATCACCACTGGTTACGAAGAAGCATTGGCAGGCGGCGTCAACGCGGCAATCTGCTCTTTCAACTGAGCGTTCTCCATCCGCAGGGCGATAAGTTCAAGCTCTTTCGACCCGATGATCGCGACGATCTGATCTTGTGAGAAGTTCATATTACAGCCCCAGTTTCAGTTTCTGTTCCGCCGGTGTCAGCGCAGCCCATGCGGCATCGACTACTGCGTTGTTCTCCGCTTCCAGCGCCTTGACATACTCTGCCGCCGCGTTGTCCAGACGTTTCAGAATAAGGCTTTGGGCTGTTGATCCGTCGTCATGTTTTAAAGCCTTGGCCTCGAATAGGGCAAGCTCAGTGGGGGTCATTTCGATTGTAATGTGCATGTTGTTCTCTTAAGTTAAATACCTACCCACGCGGTGCCGTTATAAAACTGAGCGCAGACAACCGCACCGCCGCCAGTAGGTGCATCACCTTTTGCATTGGCGGTTGTGAGCTGATCTGTGACGTGAACGATTGCACCTGTCACCCCGACTGGCAGGGTTGCGACGGTGTACCCGACAGTGACAAATGAGCCGTTTTGAATGCTACCGCCTTGTACTGGCTCCGCGCCTACTGTGGCTGTCAAGAAGCGCATGATGCCGCCGATACCCGTGGCGCTGTCTGAGATAGTGCCGGTGCTGTCGAAGGTTATCCGGCAGGCTTCTTGATAGGTGTTTGTTGCGCCGACATAACCAAAGCCTGACAGGGTAAGCAGATCGTCGCCAGTCGTGATGACTGATGGTGATGCTACTGTGCCGCGAGATTTGCGGGAGTTGATGGCGTAGGATGTGGTGTCGGCTAGGGCGCGGGAGGTTTGAAGAGCGCCTGCTATGAAGCGGGAGTTTTCAAGCCCAGATAAAGCTACCCCAAGCACCCCCGCCCCGGCTCTAAACAAACCATCCGTCTCCCCGCCATTAAAAGTCAATCCCGGCGCGGCGGCGGTAGTTCCTGTTGCCTTAAAAGGCAAATTAGATGCAACACCAAGAGAATCAATAGAAAGACTAACTGTTCCGCCAACGGCGAACCGAAGATCTGTGCCCGACCCGCCGTTATACATTCCGGTGCTTACTAGTCTTGCAAATGAATAGGTCGGATTAGTATTCGTGCCATCCGCAGCCAATATCTGTGCCGCAGTCGGACTCACACTAAACACATGCGCCGCCCTTGAATACACAGACAGCGGAGACATCGTGCTGGCGGCAAGCGTTGAGAGTTTCAGCCCGACTTGATTCGGCACACCGCTTGTAGAAGTACCTCCAGTGGCAGCAGAAGATTCCCCAAGCTCAAGCGCAACCGTGGTATTGGAAGTTTTCGCCCAGTTCCAGCGGACGTTGAAGTTTGCGTTGGCAATGCCAGCTTGGTTTGCTGTGGCTGCGGTGATGCCGTCTAGGGTCGCCCCCCCGCTTGCTGCCGCCCAAGTAGCGTCGCCACGCCAGAACGTGCTGGCAGAGGCCGATGTACCTGAGTTTAGATTGGTGACTGGTAGGTTCCCGGTAACACCGGTGGTCAGGGGTAGACCTGTTGCGTTGGTTAGGGTGCCAGAGGAAGGGGTACCGCCCGCGCCGTTGAATGTGACGAAAGCACCTGCGCTTCCCACGTTGACCCCGAGCGCAGTGACTACTCCTGTCCCTGTCGTGGTCGTAGCCGGTGCCGCCCCAGCGCCACCACCGAGCACAATGGCATTAGCTGCCAGCGCGGCAGAAGTTGCCCATGCTGTGCCACTGGAAAAGTAAGGAACCCCGCCAGAGGTTCCTGCGACGGTCAGCGCGAAAGTCCCCGACGTGGTGATGGGCGATCCTGCGACAGCTATCAGCCCCCCGGTGAAGCTCTGTGCAACGCTGGTTACGGTGCCAGCCCCCGGCGTAGCCCATGTTGGTACACCCGCGCCTGCGCTAGTTAAAACTTGCCCGGTCGTACCCGCTAAGGTGAAGTTATAGGCTGTACCGTCGCCATACGGCACCGCGCCCGCAGTGGGTGCCGCTGCGCTATTCGTGCCACCGTTTGCAATCGGCAACGTACCCGAAAGGCTGTGGGCTGCGTCCCAAGCTAACGCGCCAGTAGCGCTAAACGACCCGTCTGCTAACGTGGTGTGGGTAACTGTTACAGTCATGTGAGAAACCGGAGTTTATATAGGGTGCGTAGATATATCTCGACAATGTTGTCGATGAGTTGCTGCAACGAAGTGTCCGACTTATCCACCACATCGTACCGAGCCGTTTCTATTTCTTTCAACTGGTCTTCTAGAAACTCAATAATGTTGGCGGTTTTTTTAGCCGACATGAGTGAGATTGGGCCGATTAACCCGTGCCGCCCTTGGTAGGCTTCGGCGAAGTCGTCGGCAGCGCCTACGATACGGTCGTAGAAAATGTTCAAGGCTACGTGCTTTGAGTAGCTGCGGGTGTTCAAATGGACGCTGTGCGCCACATCCCGCGCTAAGAACAGCATCCCTAAAAAGTCAGCGCATTTCACTGTGGCATCCCTTGCGGTGGCATTTGTTCCGTACCTGACAATATCATGTCCGGCGGCAGCATCTGGTCTTGCTGCATCATTTCCATTGGCATGGAGTCTTCGCGCATATCCGGCATCTGGTTCATCATACCCCGCGACTCCAACGCCGCCGCAACCACACCCATTGCAATATCCTGAATCTGTTCTTCGCTCATTCCGGCCTGCACCGCGCTAATCCGCTTAGTCTCCGCTTCGTAGGCTTTGACCTCGGCCTCGAACTCTTTGACCTTCAGCGTCTGGGCTTCCATCGACTGGCTGACGTTTTGCAGCATCTGGTGCATCTGTTCCATTTCTTGCGCCATTGCCTGCATCTGCTGGTTGGCCGCTTGCAGCGCCGGGTCGTCACTATCGGACAACAGTTTAGGGTCAATCGTCTTGGCGAATCGCGCCGCCATCTCCTGCGCTCCAGGCCAGTCCATGTGCTTGATGAACAGGTCGCCGGCCACGGCCCACAGTTGCGGGTTGCCTTGCAGCAGTTGGCTCATGGCATCAAGCGACTCCTGCCGCTTGGTCATGTAGCTTGGGCCGGTGGTCACCGCAACGTCGTATTTGCCGACGTTGGGGTTGTAGATCTTCTTGATGACGATGCCTTGCTCGTTCTGAATTTTTTTGACCGGCATCGGTTGCATCGGGTCGATCATGGCCTGGTCGGTGTCACCGTCGATGCCAATGATGCGGGCAATGCGCTGCGTGTCGTAGATCTTCGGGATCAGATCGACCAGTTGCCGCGTGGCGTACCGGATCGCGCGCGCCAGGTTGTCAACGTAGTGGTAGGTGCCGGTGTCGGACTGTTTCTCCCGCGCCAGAATAGCCCGTCCCGACCGCTCGTTGCTGGTGGCCCCGAGGCTTGAGTCGTACTGCCCGGTCGAGCTCTTGATGTCGTCAGCGGCGCCCGCTTTGGCTTGCAACAAGCCGCTTGAGGCCATCGGAGGCTGCGACCGCGCTGGCAACGGCAGCGGCCCGCCTTGCCCGTCGGTCACATCGGGATTGACCTCGAGGTAAGGCCAGTTGTTGATGTTGGCCGTCTTCCATTGGGCCTCGTACCCCTCAAACTGACCGCCGTAGCCGATAAACGGTGCCTTGGGCGCCAGCGCCAGCATCTCGGCCTCTTGGCTGACCCAATAGTTGTACATGCGCTGCGCGTCTTTTGCGTTTCGCACCAGACCGCTGACGTACATCCGTCCGTCTATCTCAAATTCGTTGCCAATTACGCGGATTACGGGGATGTATTTGCCCGCCCAATCGCGCTCTTCCAGCACCTCAAACCCGTTGGTTTTGCACCATTTGACCTGCCGAACGTCCACATCGCGGGTCTTTATGGGCTTCAAACCCATCATTTCGGCTTGTTTTGCCTCCGGTGAGCCAGCCATTGCGGCGATTCCACCGTGGTACTGGTTCAGCTTCTTAGTCTCGTGCTTGATGTAGAAATACTCAGCAATCCGCACCGTGTCCTGGTTGATCCAAGCGTTCAGCTGCCCGTCGCCTACACCATAGGCGAGGCTGGACAGGGTTGCAGCGTCGGGGAACTCGCGTTCGTACTCGGCTTTGGTGATTTCTTGGTTGATAAAGCACCATTCAGCATCCGAACCGCAAGGATCTTGAATGGTCGGGTCCATGTACACGCTAAACTAGTCACGAATGCGCCCGATCCGCAGATCCTGCTCAAAGCTGTTGTCGTCGCGGTACTCAGTCAGGATGCGGAAATAACCCTCACCAAAGGTGACCTGGTTGTCGCAAGCGGTGTCATAGGCTACGTCAGCATCCGAGATGTACTCAATGTGCCGCACAATGCCGTTGAATATCTCGGCAACCTCAACATCAGCCTTGTCGTCAGCAGGTATTACCTTGCCGCTCGGACGGTTCTGGCGCTGGTCGTTCGTGACTTGCAGCACATGCTGCGGCAGCTTGTTGATGGTCAAGCAGGGTCGAGCGTTGATCGTTTGGCCTTGCACCGAGCCTCGGGTCGCCAGCACATCTGCCGGCCACTGCCACTGGTTGTCGGGGCTTGCGGCACGAAAACGCAGGTCGTCCAGCTCGTCCTCGCGGCTGTCCGAATAGGCCGAGATCGCCATTGTGAGGCGTGACCGCATGGTCGCCAGCATGTCGGCGTTACTCACGTCGCGCTTGCTGCCGCCTGACGAGACTGCGCCCGCTTCGTTAATGCCTGTGTCTTGATAGGCCACTATTTCTTAGCTTTACGTTTGACCGCGTAGGCGATGGCAACGGCTTGCTTGACCGGCTTGCCGGCGGCTACTTCGGCCTTAATGTTTTTGCGGAAGGTGGCTTTGCTTGGTGATTTGACCAGTGGCATGGCTACCTCTTCTTTGCTGTTTTGGCCGACTGCTTGAACGCCTTGGCCGTCGGGGCGCCGGGCGTGCCGGGTTTCCGCATCTTCTCTTTACTGCCCGCAGCGATGCGGTTTTGCTTTGCGTTGATGTTGGCGTAGAGTCCAGGTTTCATGTCAGCACTTCCATCGTCTAAGTGATGCTTTTGCACGTTCAGCGGGGCCGCTGGCGTTTCTGACTACCCCCGACATCCGCGCACAAAAGGACGCTTTGCGACCTTTGTCGGCGGCGGTCTTGGGGCTTGGCGCGGGTGCCTTCAAGTTGCTGCCGGTGGCTGCGTTGTATTTGGCTCGGCCCTTGGCTGTGAGGCCGGCGCCCTTGCTAACCGGGAGCTTCTCGCCTCGACCAATCGCTAAAGATACGCTTTTTTTCACGACCCCATCCAAGAGTTGGTTACGCTGGCGTGGGACGACGCTGTGCGTCGGGTCGGCTCCCGATACTCGCGGTGCGCGACAGGAAAGGCAAACGTGACGGCCAGCGCATCAGCGGCATCCGGTGAGGCTAGACCACGACTCCTCATTTCCTTCTTTCCTTCAAGAAAAATCGTACCGCTGCTGTTAGGCTTCTTCATGGGGCCGACCAGATCGGCTTTTAGCTGCCGGTCGTTAGGAATGGCCGCTGTCTTCAGCCAGTCCTTCATCAAACCCCACATTTCGGCCCGTTTATTACCCCACATAATGGAGTTTTTAGCTTTCCAGCCAAAGTTTACCCCACGCACTTTGTACCGTTGCTCTGTCAGCCTGTCAAGTATGCCGTATCCGAGGCCACCTTCGTCAATTACCGACAGAATTGGCTTGTACTCCTCGATGGCGTCGATCACCCGGCCCACAATCGTCATCGTGTCCTCGCCCGAGTAGCGTTTGATTGCCACAATGTCCCGCCCCTGGCGCAATACCAGCACCGTAGAGTCAGCGCCGCCTCTGGCTGGGTCGATACCTAATACTATAGGCGCCGTTGTGTCCTTCCACCGCTCCCGCTGCATGGCGTCCTCGACCAGCAGGGGCTTGATGAACTGATCCTCGCCCGCGTCGGGGAACTCACCGTACACCTCGACCTTGGCCTGCGGGCTATCTTCGCCGTATTCCGCAATGATCTGCTCGTAGACCTGTTTGTCGGTGTCCTCCACCGTGCGCGCGTCCACGCTGCGGGTGTTCCAGAACGCCCGTTTAGCGTGGAAGCACTCAAAGAAGTACCCCTCGTTGCGGCGCGGGTTGCTAAAGGCAAACCAGTACCTGTCCGGTGTGTTCTCGGTGAAGAACCCGGCGCCAACCTCCCATATGGGGTTAGGTATGCCGGAGGACTCATCGAAGATGAGCATCATGCCGTCCTGGTTATGCACGCCCGCGTAGCTGTCGGGGTTCTCTGCCGACCAGAGCTTTCCCTCCGCAGCCCAATAACGTGTGCCTTTCTTGAGGTCGCGCTCGACCAACTCGCACAGCCACGCCGCCGGCACCAGCTTGGTCGCGCTGATCTCGAACCAGTGGTTGTTGATGGTCATCGCCGCCCACTTAGTCAGCTCAGCCCATGTCACCGAGCGCAGTTGCGACTCCGAGTTGGCGCTGATGATGACGCTCGCGCCGATGCGGGTGGTCAGCATCCACAGCACCAGCCAA